TTGGTGTCCCGCTAAAACCGTACATAATAGTATGCCCGATTGGGAAGTTGGTTTCGTTCGACACGCCGCCCGTATAGACGCCCGAAAGCTGGCTGCCGTGAATACCATCAACCGTGTCGGCGTTCCCGGCGCTATTGGCATAGTTCACATTGAAGTTCGACGGATTGTAGACATACATGTCCGTGCCGTCGTTGCCGCCCCAGAGCCACGACGGCTGACCACTCTGCCCCGACCAGTTGAAGTTGATTGCCACGCCACCGACGCGCAGCGGATAGGCGCGACCAGCTGTGTACGAGCCGATGTTCGCCGAGGTGATAATCTGGTTGCCATAAAGCTGGCCGTCAGCGTTCGCATTGCGAAGTGTCAGAGGATACGGAGTTTCATACGCGCCATCAGCGTCACGATCAGTGAGGACATAGAAGTTGTTGCCGTCAACGTGCACCCAAAACGCATCCGCGCCCGCCGTCGAGTCGGTGAATTTGATGCGGGGCGCACCGCTGACGATTTCGAGGCCGGTGGTTGTTGTTTGCACCGTGACGCCAGCGACGGGCGAGAAGACGACCGTGCCATCGGTGTTCACCCGCATGTATTCGGTGAAGACACCGGTCACCCACTTGCCGAACCGGGTTGCGACGTTGTTGCCGCCGATGAGCGCCGAACTGTTGCCGTCGTTGCCGAGCATCAAGCAAGCGGTGGTCGAGTTTTGCCGCATGATGCCGAAGACGGCATTGCCGACTGCGCCGGTCGTTGCCCTGTTGTCGCGGACATCGATCAGGCGCGCTTCTTCACTGGCCGACGTGCCGGTGAAGGTGATCGGCGAGGTGACCGTGATCGCGCCGCCAAGCGATGACGACAGGTCGGTCCATGCGGTGTTCGCCGCGTTGCGAACCGACAGCTTCCCGGTGGTCGTGTTGAACCACAGCTGCCCGGCGACCTTGACGGTAGGCTCGACGGTGCCAGACGAGGAGGAGAAGATCGCCGCGAAGGCCGCGTTGATGTCGGTCCTGACGGTTAGGCCAGGTCCATTGTCAATGACTTGATCGTGTTGTGCCATGGCCGTTTCCTCTCAATAACCCGATGCAATCCAGTCGAAGGTGCGCGTTGCGGTGATGATGGCACCAGCCGCGTTGAATAGTTCGAGATCAAAGCCCGTCTTCGTCTTGTTGGTGATCTTGTAATAGTCGCCGGTCGCGCCCTGCTGGATCGTGACAGCAATCGAGGGCACATAGACGAAGGGGAAGTTGAACGTGATGTGCTGCTTGTTCGGCACCCACGTTTTGTCGTTGCCCTGGTCGGTCTTCGCCGTCACGTCGGCGATGATGCACAGCTGTTCGATGGCTACGTTCTGCTCATCCGGCGCGTCGAGCCATGCCCGGAACTGAAAACCGCGCCCGGTGTATTCGCCGGAGATGAACTGTGTCCAATCGGTCCAGACCGCCGAGCCGCTGGTCGGATCGTTGTTCGTCTGCCGGACCTGAATGGTGACCATCCCCTGCCCGTCATCGACCGACGAATCCCAAGAGGCCCAGTCATCGACATAGCCGGGGCGGTCGTCGATGAAGATGTCGTTCTCATAGTAGGGGAAGGCGAGCATATCGACGACCAGACGCACCGGGAACGTCGATCCCATGTCGATCCCTTGCTGGAACGTGTAGATGCCCGGTCCTACCCCGCTGTCGGTGATGATCAGCCATTCCTGCGGCATGCGTACTTGAACGTTCGACTTGCCACCGGGGAACGTCGGGCTCTCACAGATACGGACGAACGTCTTCGTATCTTCGGTGACGGTGGTGGCGACGATCAGCGCGGCGTTCGCCGACGTGTTGCCGAGAATGTCGAAGGCCTTGATCAGGTAAGTGCCGGGCCGGTACGGGATTTCAGCCGTCGTCGCCGAGCCGGGGATCGACCTGAGTTGCGTGTTCGACGATGCCCATGTCGCGCCAGTGGTTCGCGGCGAGTACCTGATCTCGAAGCCACCGCCGATGATGACGTCGAGGTCGGTCGATGGTGCCCACTGGAACATCGCCACGCCGTTGATGGCCTGAATGCGGAAGTTCTTCACCTCGTCTGGCGGCGCGCTGCGCCCGATGACCGTGTAGTTGATCTTCGTTGTCAGGCCGCGCCGACCGATGAGATTCATCGGCGTCACCCAAATCTCATAGTTGGTTTCGATTGCCTCCATGTCGAAGGCGGTCTGGCTGACGATGGTGCGTGTCCAGTTGCCGTCCTGCGGGCGAACGGCGACCTCGAACTGGGGCGCGCTCGACGTCCACGAGATCAGCATGCGCACGCCAACAGAGATCGACGACAGCGCGACCAGATAGTCCTTCGCGTTCAAGTTGGCGATGCCAGCGATGGTGCCGATGTTGGTGATGTCGGGGATCGTGAGCGGGATATTCTTTTCGATCAAATCCCACTTGCCCGGATAATGCCGGACGCACGTCATCTCGTACTTCACGCCCTCGCGCTCGCGGGCGGTCACCACCCGCCAGAGTGTCGCGTCGAGGTCCGACGACGTGATGACGAACGTGCTGTCGAGCAGCGGCGCGGTAGCGAACGGCGGGCTAAGCGGGATGGTCGTGATATTCTGCGCCGTCTCCGAAAAGTAGGAAGACGTCGCGATGGCCCCGCTTTGAAGGTAGCACGTGATCCCGTATGTCGTCTGCGCCTTGAGCGGGATCGGCGCGTCGAGCGTGATGGAGCCTGTCGTGGAAGCGACAATGCGGCCACCGCGCCGGTCACCGCCAACGTTGATGTCGGCCACCTTGACGATCTCGCCGGGGCGCGCCCATGCGGTGTCGAGACCGGCGATGAAATCGACCGTGTCGCCCTCGTAGGTGTCGGTGTAAATCTGCCAGCGCCCGGTGCGGATCGCTTGGCTTTCCGATGTGCAGCCGACCGCGACGATATCGACCTTCTGGATGCCAAGCCGGGCGATGCTGTCGGTGTCGCCCTCGACAATCGTCATGCGCTGCTCGCCGAGGTTCGTCGGATCGTTCCACGCGACGACCGCCATGTTATGGCGCGAGCGCACATCAGCGCCGTGATAGTTGAACACGCCATCTTGGACGTTGGCGTTGGTGTAGATCGCGACCGGGTCGGACGGCATGTCGGCCATGGCGATCATCTCGCCGCCCGCCCAATAGGTCGAGCCACGGAAGGTCGCGGCCAGCGTGTTCAACAGGTCATAGGCTTCAGACAGCGTATTGATGACGACGTTGCAGACGAAGCGTGGCTCAGAGCCGCTGTTGCCGTTCGAGACGAGTTCGTCGCACCACTGCGCGATCCGGTAGAGTGCCCACTTGTTGACCTCGCCCGCGCTGATGAACCGGCCAAGCCCGTAGCGGGTGTTGGTGACGAGATCGTAAAACACCCATGCCGGGTTGTTCGTCCACGCCGACTTAAAGGTGCCGTCCCAGACGCCGGTATAGGTTCTGGCGCGCGGATCGTAGTTCGAAGGAACCTTGATGATCAGGCCTTCGATGTCATAGGTCCGCTTCGGGATCGCGTTGAACTGCTCGGCGTCGATGGTCACGCCGATGACAGCCGACAGCGTGTAATTGATCTTCTCGTCGATGATCTCGGTATAGCTGTCCCAATAGAGATCGTTCTGAAGGTTCGTGGTCGTCGAGTCGTCGGTGACGCGCACGACGCGAATGTTCCATGGCGGCGAGCCGGTGAGCGGGAACGTCAGCGCCCGCTGGTAGCGGGTGTTTGTCTTGCCGCTGATCTCGTGGCGCGTCACCAGCTGGTAGCCGCCGCCGTTCGCCTGAAGGAAGATGTCGAAGACGACCTTGGTGCCCTTGATGTTGCCGTTCGAGGTGTTGACCACCTGAAGGGCTGGCACCGACACGGTGACGCGCGCCCGCTCGACGTCGGGATTGGTGATATTGCGCGTGACAGGTGCTGCCTTCGATACCTTCACGCCGACCGCATTCTCGGCTTGCTGAGAGGCAAACCCCTTTAGCACCGGCTGGTCTGGCATCCCGGCATTGCCGACGACCGAATAGGAGTTGAAGTTCTTGGTGCCGTCCGACGACTTGAGCGGCACCCCGTCGAAGAAGATCGACTTCTCGCCGTTGACCGGGCCGACGATCGGGCCTTCC